ATCAATGTATAATATGTTTGCTTATTGCAGTTCTTTAACAACTACACCAAAATTTGATATGGCTAATGTAACTAATGCTGATTTTATGTTTAATTATTGTACTTCATTAACTTCTATTCCTTTGTTTGATTTATCTTCGGCTAGGATAACAAATGCTATGTTTAATAATTGTTATAAAGTTGAACAAGGTGCTTTAGCATTATATAATTCAATAAAAGACAATCCACCTGAATCATATAACAATATGTTTAATATGTGTGGTAGAGATACACAAACTGGTGCAGCAGAGCTGGCACAAATACCAGAAGAATGGAAATAAAAAAGAGGGTTATTAACCCTCTTTCATTTTATCTAGTCAAAACATCTACAACAAATGGCGGAACAGCTCCAGGTATATCACTCTCAAGTTTCGGCACCATTATCTTTATCTTAACTTTTTGATTTAAGAATTTGTTGTTAATGTCATTCTTGTTATGTAATTTGTCTAACAAGTCTTTGTATTCACCTTCTAGTTCTGTCTTTGCTTTGTCAAATTCTACAATCATTTCTGTAATGACCGGGTCATCATTTTCGTAAACAATGTTTCCTTGGTCATCGCGGTCCGCATACTTCTTAATTAGTTTTTGGTATTTGTCACTGAACTCAAAGAATTTTGGGTCTTTTTCTTCATTGTAAACACCCTGACTAATTTGTTTATATGGGGTTTCCAAGTATTTTACATTCTTTACTGTTACCTTACTCCATTCAAGGCTTAAACCAGGTTGTCTGTATGCTGCAAAGAAATACTCATACAAATTTTTGATTTCCAATAAAGTAACTTCTACTTCAATTTCTTTCATTGTAATTCCCTATGTTCGTATAATTCGTTTAAATCTAATTCTTCTACAGGTACTTTTCTTGTCACAGCAACAATAGTAACTATCTTTTTGTTTCTATCAGTAGTGTAGTATATTGGCATTTTACCTTTGCCCATAAATCGCAAAACATAATACTCATTACCAGTGTCATCAGCAACTTTTATATAGCAGGGATAAATCCTTGTACATTTATTTGCTTCTACTATTGGTTTTAGAAAATCGTGTAACTCAGGATAATGTTCCCACAAATACCTAGCAGTAGAATAACCTTCACATTGTAAATCCCAACCGCCCATAATTACTCCACAAACTTATTCAAGCCATCCATACTGTGTGGGTCATCAATAGTATTCAAGTTATCGTAGAAATCAAGTCCAGTAACCATTTTCTGTTCACGTTCCTTAATTTCATTCAATGAGAACAAAATGCTATTTGTTGCGAGCTGGGTTACATAAGCGAAAGCAGAAGTTGCTCTCTCATCATTGTAACGGTTGATATATGTCATTACTGCGATAAATGCGTCTTGGACTATATCGTTAATGTCCTCGTGATTCTTTAAAGCACCTGATGAACGAAGTCTAAATGAGTTAATACGACCGTTAATAATCTTTAGGAAGTATTCGCACATTTCATTCTTTAGTTTATCCAAATTAAGTCTAAATTTACGCTTTTCTTCAGGACTCATATTATTGTATGATTCGTGAAGGTTGTTAATTTGTCTAGACTTGTTTATGATAAATTGTTTGGCAGAATTGTACTTTTCTTCTGTGATTTTCTGCTTTAAAAATTTATTTTCCAAACGCTGGAGATACGAAGCACACCAATCACCGATTATCGTCAATGTTCATACGATTATACTCAATGATTACTTCTCTCAATCGTGCGTTATCTACATAATACTTCTTTTCATCGTCTTGTTTCGCCATAATAAAATTTCCTTTCTAATTAGCCTCCTTGTTACAGTCCTTACGCATAGTTATCAGAGTCTATTAATTTGTTTTAACTATGATTAAATATAGTTAAATAACTTTAAACTGTCGGAAAATTTTTATTTTTGAGAACTTACATATTATTTCGGTTCATAGTAATCTTACCATTGTCTTTTTCCATCTGCTTTCTTTCTTCTTCGTCAATCTTATTAGCAGCTTCCTGTAAGATTTCTACTTCCATCCAAGGCATATCGTCCATAATTTGATAATTCATTGACTTGGCTATTCTCAAGGTCATTTCAAGAATTTCAAATATGTTTACACTACCTAACAATCCCATATCAGTATATTCAATCGTGTAAGTGTGTGGCTGTCCGCACAAAGGACAATAAATGGTTACCTGATTACTAAATCCGATTTCCATTTTATCTATTGTGTTTTTCATAATGGAATAATCTAAAGCACTTAGTCCTCTAATGAATTGTTCCATTATAACAACATTCTTATCTGCGACGTCAATATGACGAATAAATTTTTCTACTTCTTTATCTTCGCATTTGATTTCCAAATCCCTAATTGTAGGGTATTTTAATTTCAATGTAATACCAGCATCAGGTAAATCTATTTCCTGTGGGTCTTCAGTGATATATTTTTCTTCAAAGTCTGTTAGTTTTATGTTGGTTGTATAAGGGTTCTTACATTTATCACATTCCTTAATGTTTATATCGTAGCCAGAGTTCTTTGTAAATGAGTTAATACGAACCCAAAAGGCCAAATAAGTTCTGTCACCTAAAAATATATCTTCAAATTCAATGTTTTTCAATAATACACATTTCTCAAGTATCTCGTTAATGATATCAGTAGCATTTTCTTCACAAATGGTTGCCAAGTATTTGATTTCTTGAACATTTAGAGGTCTAATCTTGATTACTGTACCTTCAGGATATAACTTACCCATTGTTGGTAATTCTTTCAAATCAAGTTTCCAATAATTATTATATGTTTGTGCTATCATACTAAAGCTACCTGTTGAAATGCTATTACAATCGTTCCAGTAAACGGACCAGTTGGAACTAAACCCATACCTACAAATGGCATTGTTACTGGAATGATAGATTTAAATGCTAAATCCAAGTATTTACTCATTGAATTATGGAAAATTTCAGGTGTCATAGCACCGGCTGCACCAATACCAGTTATTTCTGTCATAAATGCTGTTCCCATTGTTGTAAAAGGTGTTACAGCATCAAATGTAAAACCAGTTACTCCACTAACTATCGCAGAAGAATATGCATTGTTGAAATTAAGCATTAGTTTGGATGCAAATAGTTTAAACAAATTAGGAAAAGTTAATGCTCCATTCCCACAAAACATAGCTGCTTTTACTTCAGGATATGTTAATCGTATATGTTTGTTTGAAACCTGACCGACTGGAGCGGTTACAGGTGTTGGAATAGGTGGAGTACCAGGAACTGTAGTAATACCGGCTACTGTGAATTGTGGTTTTGCCATAGCAATTTCTATATCAGCCATATATTCGTTTAAAGACTGATACATCGCATTAACATACCATTCACTATTGTCAGCCGGTTGTCCTAATCTAGGTATTATTTTATTAGCAAAGCTCATTTAATTAAAACTCTTCCAAAAATCACTATTGTCTGATGACTCATCAAATAAACAAGGTGGAGGAGCGTAATCGTCTTGAACATTTTTAGCAACTACTGCGTTCTGTACAGCATCCAAATCAAATTGAGGTTGTTTCAAGCAATAAATTGCCCAATACAAACTAGATACAAGGTCATCGTGGCAACCTTTAGCTCCTCTAAAGTGATTTGGAGAGATTTGTTCAAATCTACTCAACTGATAAATCGTTTCTGAATCGTGAATAATAAGTTTCTTTGCGTTTGCTACGTCACGAAGCATTATACAGGCCTCAAGTTTAGATGCAGGTGTTGCTCTTGTACCAATACCTTTGCCGTCTGTATTCAATATGTTACCACAACCAATGTTATACCAAAGTTCTTCAGTAACGAAACGTCCACAGTCATTGTTTTCAACAACCATTAGACAGTTATTGTATCGTTCACTTGCTTCAGCAACCACCGCGGCATATTCGTATGGTTTGATTTTGTTGTTTTTATAAACAGCTACCTGTTCGTATAATTCTTTATTCACAATTTTAAGAACTTGGAACGCACAATCATCTTGTCCGACCCCAGTTGAACTATCCACACCCATTACATAAGTAACACCTGGCATTGGATCTTCAAATACTTTCATGTGATAACCATAATCTGTGCGTTTTGGTTCAATACCAAGCCAAGTCTTGATTATATCACCTTCAATTAGTGTAGGTGAAGAACCTTCAAATGAACAGTTATAGTTTACTAAACCATTTGATAAGTATTTGTGTCCACCTTCAACCATAAGTGGTGAATAAACATCTTTAACACCCAAAGGAACTATCTTTTTGATTACCTTTCCGCACAAAGTATCACCTACTTTTAGTTTGTTTGCGGGAATTTCTACACCATCATTGTCAAATCGGTGGTCTAAACTACAATTTATGCTTGTATCGTCAAAAACAAGCTTAATACATTCAGCTTTTTTCTTAATAATCTTTTGATAATTTTGATAACCTGTGGGAGTTAAAATTTTCATATTTAATTACACCATTCGTTTATAGTTTCGCCGTTATCAAATGGATTTGCTTTTTCTGTTTTTCTTAAAACATTACTTGCTTCATTAGTAACAGGCCCATCAAACAAGTGGGCTGTTTCTTTCCATAATTCAGGCGAAGGGATTTCTTCTGTTTCAGGTACTTGTACAATACCTTCTTGAACTGTTTCTGTTTCTATCGGAGTTTTTTGGATTTCTACTTCTGTGGTTCCTGTGGTGGAACTGGCTTTGGTTTTCTTACTGGTTTTCTTCTCATTTTCTTCTCCAACTGGGTCAGGAACTTCTCTCGTTTCTTCATTATCTTTATATTCGCCATATTTCTTATGGTGGATGTTCCAATAATGCATTGCTATCTTTTTTGAAGGAAAGAAGTCACCGCAGATTTTACATTTTTTCTCTATCATAATTTCACCTCACATTTAATTTGTCTATTATTTATAATTACCACCCATCAAAAGGGTCAATTCGTGGCAAATCTTTTTTAGACTCGTCAGTACTTGGGTCATAAACGGCCTGTGCTTGCTCCTTTTCTTTGAGATTATCGTTTATAGCCAGTATATCTCCCTGGGCCTTAACGACGCTAGTCTGGTCAGGAACGTAGTCAGGGTGTTCTTCCACGGATATATGCTTGTTGTTTTCGCCCATGTCGTGTTCAACATTGAAAGTTTCGCCAAGTTCAACATAACTTCTCAAATGTTCCATATTGTCATCGTTTACATTCAACTCATCCACATTTTCGTGAGAATTTCTCCAAACTCTCAAACTAAACTTGTATGTAATTGGTGTACTTAAGAATGTTGTGCCTTCGGCAAAGTCTTTTACATTCAAAACTTCATAATACAAATCAGAGTATTTGAAATACATTAAGTCGCCTATCTTTGGAACAATAGAATCGTATGCGGTTGGGTTTTCTGTTTTCCAATCATAACGAGAAGCTTCAGCAAAATGTTGAATTGTACATTGAACTTCCACAATTTCTGTATAAATCATACCTTGTAATTGGTACTGTTTCTGTAATTGTGGAACATTCTCAGCATAGACCTGTAAAGCAAATCTTCTTTTAATGTTTTCTAATTGGTCTTCACCAAGTAATGGGTCAAACTTTGTATCGTGTTCTTTTACAAAATAATAAACAGATAAACCATATTTGTTATAAGCTTCGCTAGTTAAACTTGCCATTAAAGCTGCTTCACTACCATAACAATCATTGTTTAAGGAATCAAAGTATCTAGGTTGGTTCCAGTCTGTCTGTGGTGGGCAACTATTACTAAAAATTTTCTTAAATTCACTAGCGAAATCTGTCATATCTTAATTATTTATAAATAAAATATGGAATTTGAGCATTTTTTAAACGAAAAATTAGCAGATGATTTGTCTCCTGAACAGATGGACTACTACTGGAAAGTCATTCACGCATATAACTCCTGGAAGAAATCAAAAAAGAACTCTGAAAAGATTTATTCTCAGTTGTCTTTAATATACAAGGAATTTCCTTTAGACGATAGAGCCAAAAATAAAATTAGTTCTTTGATGGATACTGTAACTGCCTTTATGGATAGAGGTGAAGATACTACAGTAATCAAACATAGAGAACCAAAGAACGAAACTCCTATTCAAGATGAAAAGCCTGCCGAAGTTGAAATAGATTCAAGTGACTACCAAAAGATAGAATTAACAAATGAATTCGTTAATCAGGCATTTGACAAATTCAATGCTAAGTATTTTGATAACAAACTAGATAAACTCCCTGTCAAAATAGAACCAATAAAAAATTGTATGGGTAAATTTAGTTACTCAGTTAATTTCAGTACTCAAAGGTTTGAAGCATCACAAATTTTAATTGACCCTAGCTGTGATGTTTCATTAGCTGAATTTAGAAATACTCTTGTTCACGAAATGCTTCACTATTATGTTCACTGTTACGATAATGGGTTGACTGAAAACGATTGGTATGACGCATATCATTATTATTGCCGTGGTAATAAAAGAAAGTGGTGTTCTGTCTTAAATTGTACAGATGCTACTTGCCATAATGGTATCTGGTTAAAGAAAGCCAAAGAATTAAATAAGAAGTTCAAAGAATTAGGCATTACTAGAAATGAGTATGCAAGTAAATATGCTGAACAAGATAAAATGGCTCTCATTAACAAATTAAAAGATGCTTTCATTGTTGAATCATATTATGAATATGTCCGAATCTTTGGTAAAGTAAAGAAGAATTACACATATTCCATTATGAACAGAACAGACTTTGAAAAACTAATGGGGATTTGTAGAGAAGGTGTATTTGAATACGATGGTAACGATTATAAATTACAATATGAAGCTAGACAGCACGGTATTAACTGCTTGAACGGAGCAATAAATAAAATTAGTGCTGCAAAAATTGAAGCACCACAGGCATTAGCATTATTCCCTATTAACGATATAGATAAGGAACCATACCTTATGGGCAAACAACAATTTAAACAAATGACACATACACACGCTTTCAAACCACTAAAGAAAGTGGGCGAAATCAAAACAATAAGAAAAGAAGAAACACAAACAAAAACAGAAAGTACGGAACAAGACTTCAAGACTTGGCTAAATGAAAAAACCAATAAGAAATGGGATGTCAATAAACTTAAAGCCTTAGGACTATCTGATGAAGAAATTGCAGACCTTTTGAATGGTGAAGCAGATGACGAAGTCTGTTCCATTTCATAAGGAGTAAAAAATGATAATGAATATAGATGAAGCTATTGCTAAATTACAACTACACGGGTATTTGGTTGAAGCAGAAAGACAAATCGGCTATCACGATATAGGTAATGTAATTGATGCGGTCTTTGAAGACGAAGAATTTGGCGAACCAAAAGATTTCGGGGTTAAATCTTTCAAAGCGGGTGAATTTATCGGGCGTGCTATGGAAGATTACGATGTCTTAACTTTCTATAAATGGAATTATGACACTGATACTTTGACAGTTGGATTTAACTATGGTGATAAAGAATTAACCTTTGAAAATTTTGTTGCTAATGTTACCATAGAAGCTCCGGCAGAAAAAATTGGAAATTTAAAATATAAAGCCAAAGTCAAACTTAGTCCTGAATTAGAAAAATTTGTGGATAAAGTATCAGACGAATGGCAGGATTGTTTCGGGTATTAAAATGAATTTACAAGAAGCTCAAGAAATTTTAAAACAACATAATTTTACTCTTAATGAATGGAGAATTACTGAAGATGGAGATAGAGTTTATGAACAAATCCCCATCGGGTATTTAAAAAACGATAAAAAGATTTATCTTGTATTGACTGTATGGGGTTCACTCAAAAAAGATAAATATG